CTGGAAGGATCGTCCCCACTGATGCACCGCTCCAAACGGGGACGATCCTGATAAACTCTGTTAGCCAAGCATCCCATGCTCGAAACACTTGGCGTTCAACTTCCTCTGTAATGGCTTTCTCGGCAGCCGCCGTGCTGAAATTCAACTCGGCGAAGAATCCTGTTAGCTTCATTTCTTCCTCGCTGCCGCCGCCAACTTAGAACTCGTGTCGCCGCCTCCCATCATTTCGCCGAAGTCGTGTTCTCGGACTTGATCGAAAGCAATGATTAGAGCCTGAGTCCAGGGATCATTGTCATCCCAACGTGGCTTGACGTTGGGCGGTAAAATACCTAGGCGCTCGCACGAAGTCCAAATTGAATAGTGGATAGTGCGGAACTTAGGCCAGAGGACTTGCCTTACACTGTCCCCTGACCAGCTAAGAAAGCCTTGCGCGCCGCTTCCAACTTCTCCTCGTCGAGACAATTGGCTTGTAGAACCGCCGTATTGATTCGGTTGATTTCAACGGCAGAGAAGCCCGATGCCTTCAACTCGTCAATGTAGTTGGTCCAGGTATTCGGGTCCTCGTACTTGACCGTTTCCCATTCCAGCCCTTCCGTGGCCTGTAGGGACTTAATGAAAATCCAACACATTCGTTTCTGATTGTGTTCGTTGATGGCCCGAATGTATGCCGGTTCCGTCGTCATTTCTTGCTGTACACCGCCCTTAATTGTGCGGACTTGGGCCTTCGGCTCAGGGCATAGGGTATCGAACTCGGCATAGTCCGTCACCGCCTTAGCCTTAAACACAAGGTCGCCATCCTGGCGCGGCAGCACTAGGATGACTTCGTTAGGACACTCCAACTTAATTCCGTGCATCTTCATTGTAAACAACTCCTGCGGGATGTTGTGGCCCCGCCCGAAAGTCGGGCGGGGCCGGGTTAGTTAAGAACCGAATTAGGATGTGCGGCTAACAGTCGGCTCAGTGGCATTGCACCGACCACTGACACTGATCGTCGCATCCTGTAGGTTGAATTCCAGACTCTCATAGCGGAAGTCCGGGAAGATATAATCCTCGTTCAACTCCGAGCCGCAAGGCGGATCGTACACAACCTCAATATCCACAGCAAATACTTCGCACGGATCGTCCGAAGAACTCTCAAGGTTTGAGGCTTCGCCTGTCCGCTTAATGAAGTCGATGGGCGACGGATTCCATTCTCCGCCTGACCCGTTTGTGTAGAACTCGTAGAGGAAGTCGATCTGCACTTCAAGAGGCTGCTCGTCGCCCTGTCGTACCGTATCCAGGTTGCCCCGGTCCAGCACGTAGTCAAACTCACGAGCCTCAGTCCAGGTAATATTACCCTCACCGATTCGGATTTCAATTCGCGCCGGGAGTAGAGTAATAACCGCATTGTCAACCGGAATACCATCAGCCGTGGCCAGAGCCGGGGTGAAGGTGATGATGCCAGTCGTGCCGCCTGCGTTAAGGGTCGTGACGGTGATGGCATCGCCGCCACCCATCAGGTCCACGTCCGCGCCAATTAGAACCGGGACGTTGACGCCAGCATAGACGCCAGTAAACTTGATGATCCAAGAACTAGCAACCGGGGACGTTACAACCACGTCACCGGGGGCGATGTTGCTAAGAGCCTCAAGGGCCGAAAGCACGTCGTTGGCGCTCGCGTTGTAAAGGATGTTAGCTGTCGTCTGGCCGTCAAACGTCAGGGTAAAGTTGCCGGAGGTAGCATCGACTACGACCTTCTGATTTTCGTTTGCGTCAGTGGCAGTTACAGTGTAGAAAGGCTGCGTAGAGCCTACTACGGAAAATCGGACGCCTACCGGTACAATCGTGCCCGCGTCCGGTAGATCGGCGAGGGTGTCGATGTAAAGAGACGTGTTGCCATTGGCCGGAGCAGCCGGAGCGCCTGGGCCATTGACCGCAGCCGTGCCGGTAAAACCGTCCTTTAGGTAAATCGTCGTGTTACGAAGTTCAATTTGAGCCATTGGTTATTTCTTCCTTTCGGGATTAGCCACGAGTTACAGTCGGTTCAGTAGCGTTGCATCGGCCACCAACGCTGATAGTGGCGTCTTGAAGATTGAATTCAAGACTTTCGTAGCGGAAATCCGGGAACACGTAGTTCTCGTTATCTTCGCTACCGCAAGGCGGGTCATAGACCACCTTAATATCGACGGCAAACGTCTCGCACGGGTCGTCCGAAGAACTAGCCAGATCGGCACCTTCGTTTACTCGCTTGAGGAAATCAATCGGCGACGGGTCCCATGCCCCACCGCTGCCGTTAGTATAGAACTCATACAAAAAGTCAATCTGAACTTCCATCGGCTGCTCGTCACCCTGCCGAACGGTGTCCAGATTGCCCCGGTCGAGAACGTAGTCAAACTCCCTCGCCTCCGTCCAGGTCAGATTACCTTCGCCGATGCGAATTTCAATCTGGGCCGGATAGAAAGTAATCACGGCATCGTTTGCCACCGAACTCACTAGAGCCGGAGTAAACGTAATGCTCGTGGTCGGGGGTCCGCCAGAGTGGGCCGTCACGGTATGGAACGGTAGGCCGGTTTCGCCCGCCACCGTAAACCGCACGCCCTCAAAAACTTCATTGCCGCCGTCCGGCAAATCTTCCAGCGTGTCAATCGTCATTGTCACAGTGCTACTGGAATAACCGCCGCCGTTATTAACGGCAGCCGTTCCAGTAAAACCATCTTCAAGATAGATGGTAGTATTTCTTAATTCAATTTGCGCCATAGAAAAGGCTCCCTTAGTTTTGGAGACAGATTTGGTATTTTCCGCCAACCATAGATTCGCGGATTCGAGTGTCCTCTTTGAGTTGGCCGAAGTGGGCGACGAATCGCGGTTCAACCAAATCTTCACGCAAGACTAGACAGCCGAGGAAGCTGCCATCGTCGTCCGGCCCGTTACCGTACTTGAACACGTCGATTGGCCCCATCGCCTCGTAGAACACACCTGCGTTCTGGATGATGGTGTACGCATTCTCCTCAGACATATAGTTCTGTAGGATAATGTTTACGGTGACGTTCAAGATGTAATAGTCCTTGCTTGGATTCTTCGTCACCGGGCCGTTGATGCGAAGTTCAGCATGGTCAAGTTGTCTAATCTTGTCTGAGGTACGATCCTCAATCCCCTCGATTAGCAAAGGTACGTTGTCGGCAGCCGCAGCCGCCTTGAAGTGATCGGAGATAGACGCGAAAATCCATCGCGGCCAATTTTTATTTGCTGGCATTAGTCCACCTGTGCGACCACAGTTTGTTGTAGGTTAAGACCGTGCGAATTGACAGGCAGGCTGTCAACCGTCTTGATTACCGAATGGCTGCCCGCAAGTCCGAGAGTCGAGAGAACTCGTTGAGCCTGCTCATTATTCAAGAGGGACTCAGCCGAGTCCGATAGAGCAAGGTCTTGCGTAATTAGAATATCTCGAATCTCATACGGGGGCATGTTTGGTAGGTTCTTAACGGCAACGACCCAACCAGTGTTGTACTCCGTGCGTTCGGCGTTCACCACGTCCCAACGCATGTTGTTGAACACAACATAATCCTCCGGCTTAATCTCGAAATTTTGAGGAAGATCGCGGGCGTCAAAGATGATTTCCCGCTTGGAGGAATCGAAGGCCCCGCCGTAAACAAACTCTTTATCAGCGGAGATAATCGAAATTGTCTGCACGACGGATCGCTGAATCTTGTAAGGAAGCACCGGGGCTTTACGCACCGGGTACACTTCCTTAATGACCGTCTTTTCGCCGGTAAGGTGGTCAGTGGTACTAGACACCACTTTATAAACGTCAACGCGAGCGCCGTATTGGCGCTTCATAGCGTAGATATTCCGGCGAATGAATCGTTCTAGGGACGGGTTTCCGTTGGACATTCCTGCTGCCCCTTATTCGGGAAGGTGCTTTTGCAGTAATTCCTCAAGCCGTTCCATGACTTTCGTACTGGAATTAAGAGCCAAGGTGGCATCCGATACGGTCTTGCCCAATACGTCATTCATCTTATTCGATAGCTCGTCGATTCTGGACGTGAGTTTCTTTTCTCGCTGCCAGCCTTGCCAGACGAAGTACGCCGTGAATGCAACAAAGGGGCCAAATTGTTTGGCTAATTCAATGAAGTCGAAGGTCATGGTCCGCTAG